TGTTCAAAGAACCTATTGATTTCGAATATAACAAATATACTTTATTAGATTACTTACAAAAATGTGAAAAAGGATTTGATAAGTTGGAAATATATCCTGATTTTGTTGAATTGTCGCTACATTTGGCGAACTTACAATCTATTGTTAAAGAAAATACATTATTACTGACTAATAAAAAATTTGAGTCGTGTGATGATGAAATCCTTGTTAAAGAACTTATTTCAAAAAAACCAAGACAATTATCAAATGATGAAGAAAGTGAGTTAGATAAGACTCTTACATTTTCAGGTGGAAAATTATTTGATGCGTTTAATATTGCAAAATCAATATGGAATTTAGCCTATGATAGTACAGACATTTTTCTTAAAAAAAACAAAAAAGGATTAATCTCTGGTATGGGTTATATGTTTTATTTTGATAAAGAAAATGAAAAATTAATGGTTTGGGAATATGAAATAAAAAAACCAAAAGGGGATACTCATAATAATAAAACTTATATTAATTTAATTTACGATAATACTTTGAATGGGATGACACTAACTAGTGTTATCAATACTTTCACAAAATGGAATCATACAGATTCTTATAAAGACCTTCCAATATTTGAGATGAAATGTTCTCAAAAACTACCAATGGAACAAACCATGATTCCAATCATGAAAAGAAAACTAATGGCATACATTTTTCAAATTGTTAACCTTGAAAAGATGAATTCCTTTGACTCTGAAAAATAAGTTTCTTATAATTACTTATGGGATTTAATAAACGATGGGTTACTCTTGAAGGAAGTATTAATGCTTTAAACAATGGTAGGCTAAAACAATATTATGGTAAGAGTGATGCTTTAATCTTTGAAGATAAGATGGGTGATTTTATTCATAAGTTATATTGTAAAGGTAAGTCAGATAAAGAAATTCTTATAATTATTAACAATAAAAAACACGGAGGAAACAATGAAGTGCATTAAATTAATTAGACAAACAAAAGGTAGAGAATTAGGGGAAGTTATGAGAACTACCGACTATGACGCTGGAATTAGAGTAAAAGGTGGTAACTGGGCTTACACACCAAAATCAGATTGGAAAGAATACAGAGGTAAAGTTAAAAAGACCGACCAAGTAACCGACCAAGTAACCGACCAAGTACCGACTAAGAGAGGAAAACGAAGTGATAACCAATAATCATTATGTGTATATCTAAGAAAACATATTATATTGGTAGTGGTTGTAGTCAAACTGTGATTAGAGTATTTGATTATTCTATTTTATTTAGTACTTCACCATCAGGATGGTCTATTAGATTTAATAATGGGTTTGGAATTAATGTGACCACAAAACCATTGTTTTCTGTTAGAAATGGCCATAAAAAGTCTCTTAAATTGGGGAAATATTACATAGTGAAATTATGAGTAAAAATAAAGAAATGGTTAACCACCCAGAACATTACGGTGGTCAGGATAATCCATATGAAGTTGTAAAAGTTTGCGAGGCTTGGGGTCTTGATAAAGATGCTTACATCTTCAATGTTGTTAAGTATGTTGCGAGAGCGGGTAAAAAAGACTCGGATAAAGAACTCCAAGATTTAAAGAAAGCTTTATGGTATTTGGAGAGAAAAATTAAAAACTTAGAAAAATGATTTATTGGTTAACAGGACAACCTGGTGCAGGTAAGACAACATTGGCAAAATCAATTATGGAGTTAAGGTACTTCAATAATTGGTACCATATTGATGGTGATGATATTAGAGAATTATTTGATAATAAAGATTATTCAAAAGAAGGACGAATGAAGAATATACAATTAGCTCAACATTTGGCTCAATATCTTCACTCCAAAGGACAAAATGTTTTAGTATCATTAGTGTCTCCTTACAAAGGACAAAGAGATGCATTCAAAGAGAAACTTGAAAATGCAATAAAAGAAGTTTATGTTTATACTTCAGAGGTAAGAGGTAGGGAACAATTCTTTGTTCAAGACTATGAACCACCAACAGAAAATTACATTGACATGTGCACCGACAACATCACTGTTGCCGAATGTGTTGAAAAAATATTTAAAAAATAATATGGAAAAGATACACATAGAAGGAGACCCAAAATTAAAAAATAACCCTGGTAAACAATTCTCAATGTTTATTGGAAGATGGCAACCATGGCACGATGGGCACAGATGGTTGATAGACCAAAGACTTGAACAAGGTAAGAATGTTTTAATCTGTGTTAGAGACATAGAACCTAACGAACAGAACCCATTCACAGCACAAGAAGTTTATGAAAATATCCTTATCAAGTTATATGATTTAATTATTGAGGGAAGAGTTAAGGTTATGGTAATCCCTGATGTTGAATCGGTAAATTTTGGAAGAGGAGTTGGTTACGATATAATAGAGCATTTACCACCTCAAGAAGTGAGTGATATCTCAGCCACCAAAATAAGAGAACAATTAAAACAAGAAGGTAAATTATAATGTTAGAAACAAAAAGAATTATTCAAGGAGATTGTATTGTTGAGATGGCTAAACTTCCTGAGTCAACTATTGATTTAATTGTAACCTCTCCACCATATAATGTTGGTATTGATTATGATAGTCATGACGATAGAATGATGATGGATGAGTATTGGGAATTTACAGAACAATGGTTGACACAGGCATATCGGTTAATAAAAGATGATGGTAGAGTTGCAATAAACATACCTTATGAAGTAAATGTACAAGATAGAGGTGGTAGAGTATTATTTATGTCTGAATTTTGGGCGGTGATGAAGAAAGTTGGATTTAAATTCTATGGGCTTGTAGACCTTGATGAGAACTCACCACACAGAAGTAAAACCACAGCTTGGGGTTCATGGATGTCACCAAGTAGTCCATACATTTATAATCCAAAAGAGTGTGTAGTATTGGCCTACAAGAAAGACCGTATTAAAAAGGTCAAGGGTGAATCACAATGGAAAGGAGAATTGGTTGATTTAGAACAAGAGGATGGTACTATCAAACAAAAGATGATGTATCAAGATGAGGATAAGAAAGAGTTTATGAGTTTAGTATATGGGCAATGGGAATATTTTGCAGATACTAAACAACAAACCAAAGCGACATTCTCAATGGATATACCATTAAAGGCAATCAAAATATTAACATATAAAAATGATATTGTTTTGGACCCATTCACAGGTAGTGGTACTAGTTTAGTCGCGGCTGAAGTAAGTGGAAGACGATGGATAGGGATTGAATTAAGTGAGAATTATACCAAAGTGGCCACTGATAGAGTTCAACACTTTATAGATAAAAACAAACAAATAGAATTAGATTTATAATAAAAGGGTCATATGACCCTTTTTTTTGTTTCTACGATATTTATTAATAAAAGATTAAATGAGTGAAATTATAATTACCGAACACCAACTAATAGTAATCAAAAAAAGTATCATTACTGAAAAAAAATATGATAATAAAGATTTGATTAATGAAGCGTGGTATAATACCGTAATGGACGTATTAGGTATTATTGACCCAACTCCAATAATTGACATCATTAATGCAACATCATACTTTATTCAAGGGGACACTCTTTTTGGCGTTTTAACAATTGTTTCGGCGATACCATATGCTGGTGATATTGTTGCAAAACCTGTTTTGGGGGCACTAAAAATTGGAGGTCCATCTGTCAAAGCTTTGGAGTCCGCAATAAAACTTTCTAAAGGAGCCGCGGTAGGTAGTAAAGAATATAAAGCAGCAACCGCAACCATAGAAAAATTAGCAAAAGAACCAGGGGTTATTGGAGGTTTTTTACAGAAAATGGGGGGTTCTTTTGGGGATAAAGTTATTAAAACAATAGATGAAATTCCTGCAGGACCATTCAAAGGGATGAAAGATACAATAAAAAGTTATTTCCAATTATTAAGCAATGCTGGTAAGAAAAGTGCTATGTTCCAAAAAAGAGCGGGTGTTCTTACAAAAAACTTCCAAAAAGGTACTGCTGCTGTCAAAGATGTTGAACTACTAAAAAATTATCTTAAAACTCAAAAAGTATTTAATCCCGCCACTCTTACTAAGCCAGGATTCTTTACAAATGTATTTTTTGGAGGAATTCCAAGATTATTTAGAAGTCCATCTCAAAGA